AATTCCTACCTGGAATTGCACAGGATTCTGCTAGTAGATATATATCCCTAGGATCATTAAGAAATGATGTTGGTGAAAATCCTCCTCCAGTAACAACAGATTTTAAACCTGTTTTAACTACAGATCCTATAGCATCTCCAACAGAACCAGCACCCCCTGTAAGTAGATTTTGACCCGCGGGGTTATTCATATATATAGCAAACTTATTAGCGCGCGCTAATCCTCCTCTACGAGAGATAGTTGATTTTAATGTATCTATATTAGCTGGTAATGTCATTTATATTGACCTTCTAGATTGTCCCCATACATGGGATTTTGATTTCTTCTTAAACGATTCTGTTTTAAGAAATATTGCTATTTCCCATTCAGGTGCTTCTACCATTGCAATATTTGAATTAACATTAGGTGTTAAATAATGTTTAAAACATGGTGCAAATTCTTTTAATTTAGCAACTGATTTTAACATAGAATAGTTAATTGATATCTTTGTTGACTCATCAAACTTTCTATTATTAGTATTCTCCATTAACTTATCGAGAAACTTAGCTCTTAATACAGGTGAAAGATAATGTAAATTTAATCCATAAAATCCACCTTCAGCTCTTTCAACTGCAATAATTAAAGGGAATGCATCATAATAAGGTAATGTCTTACGGTGCTTAGGATCGTAAAAGAACATATACATTGATCCTGACCTAAAACCAGACTTTTGTATTAATGCTTTGTCTGCTAATACTTTATGCCCATTAACATTACCAAGTTCTTGTACTTTTTGTCGAAACCACTGCCTAGAAGCGTCTGACCTGGCTTGTATACCTGATCTAAATGCTTCCTTTTCTAATGTATCGAATAATGATTGTTCTGCCATATATGTATTTATATACCTATGTCTTGACTTTTACTTAAAAATGTGTTATAATATTACTAGTGATGCGGAAGCCAGGGAAAGTACATTAATACGTGAGTAGTTTAATACCCATCCCCTTTAATGTATGCTCAGTCCATATACAAAACTCACAGTTATTGAGTTCAGCAAAGTCACGTGCAGCTTCCCATTTAGACTGGTTCTTTACATAAGTCAAAGCCTCTTTAATATATCGTTTAGTCTTTCTGGTTCCTGTCGGAGGTTTTGTTTGCCTATCTGGTTTAATCTCTATTAGGTATTTCTTACCTGCACGAGTCTTAAAGTAGACATCAATAAAGTAACGATGCATCTTATTATCTGTTTGACACCGATAAGGTATTACTACTTCTTCAGAATTCCATTCTACTATATCAGTCTGATTGTCAATCCATTTAAAGGTTTGTCGTTCCCACATGGATCTATACGTTATCTTCTGAGCATCACCTCTATATTTTTTTAGATTTTTAGGTGTGAACTTCCCTTTATATGTTTTCATAATTAGTATAAATATAATATAATACACATATTTATAAGGTTACAATATATGGCTTCCAAATCAAATGGAAACATTCTTAGATATCCATTATCTATAGGTACTTCTAAAGCACCTGCTATATTATTTAATATACATAAGGCTCGATATAATAATGAGAGTACTGGTGTTATAGCTACCACAGAATCTCATATAGCATTATATATGACTAAGGCTTTAAGTTTTAAAGATTCTATTAAGTATGAAGAAAGAAGCTCAGGTGCTGTAGGTTCTGTTAAAGATGCAAATTTCTCTATTACAGATATGTTAAAATCCTCTAAAGATGCAGCAGTAGCTATGGCAGCTACAGATATGGGTAAAGGTGCAATTACAGGTCTTGTTACAAAAGCTACTGGATTAGGTGGTGGTGCTGCAGCGTTAGCAGTATCTGGATTAGCAGATGAAGAATTAAAAGAAACACAAAAAGTATTAAGAGTAAATCCCTTTATGACCTTTAAAGGTGTTGGGTTACGATCATGGACCTTTAACTGGGTTTTTGTTCCTGAATCTGAAGCAGAATCAAAAATGGCTAAAGCTATAATACTACAATTTAGAAAGGCTATGTATCCTGAAAAAGAAACTGTTCTTCTAAAATTTCCGGATGTATTCAATATAGAATTTGTTAATGCTGTATTTCCTAAAATGCCTGAAGTAGCTCTATCTTCTTGTTCTGTAACATATAACGAAAATTCTAATTCATTCTTTTTACAGAATAATGAACCTGTATCAATTAAATTAGAGCTTCAATTTCAAGAACTAATGCCTTTATATAATAGTCATATTCACCAAGGATACTAATTAATGAGTTATTTTACTAATTTCCCAAAATTTGATTATGATATAGACAATTCTGGTACTACACAAAATGTAACTAATATAACTAGTTATGTAGCTATAAAATCAAAACAATTAGACAATATAGCATTTTATTCTCATTATGTTATCCCAGATGGACATAGACCTGATAATGTATCTTATACATTATACGGTACTGACAAATATTATTGGACTTTTTTTGTAATCAATCCAGAACTTACAAACTATTATACCGACTGGCCAAAAGATTCATCAAAATTATTAGAATATATTGATGATAAATATCCCTATCTGGCTGCTCTGAGCAGTAATTCCAATCTTGCTACATTAGGGTTGAAAGTAGGTGAGACTGTAGAGGGTCTACAATCCGGAGCAAGAGGAAAGATAGTACATATATACCCAACAGCACAATGGCTTCTAATTAAACCTACGTCAGGTACCTTTAAAAGTACTGGTGAATCTATAAAAGGATCTTCATCAGAAGCGTTCTGTATTACTTATTCAATAACAAAACATGTACATGCTCCACATCATTTTGTAGATAAGGCAACAGGGGAAATAGTAAATAGAAGTGATACACATACAACAAAGGAAGTTATTTCATATTACGAAGTAGAGCAGGAAGAAAATTTAAAACGATCAAAGATAAGGGTAATAAAACCTGAATTTATTGAAGAGGTGTCAGACCTTTTCATAGAAGAATTAAATAAGAGTATTAGTTAATATTATGGCTACTGATTCTTTAATCAATTCATTATCATCATTATCAATTATAATAACTGGAGTTAATGGTAATAAGTATGATGTTACTGAAAATGTAACAGCATTTACTATATACGAATCAATTGATTCTTTTTTCTTATCCGGTATTATGAGTATGTATGATGATTCAGGATTAATTAATAGAATACCTCTTGTAGGTCAGGAAAGTGTCTTAATTACATTTGTTAAAGATTCTATAAAAAGATCTATAAATTTAAATATAATTGATATACATGATGTTACTAAAATCCGTACTGATGCATCAGGTATAAAATTTAGGTTAGTATCAACAAAAGAACTTTTAAATTCAGCCTCCACCTTTTCACAATCATATTCTGGATCTTCCACTTCTATAATATCTTCTATACATGCTGACCATTTAAATGAATCTATAAGAATATATGATGGTGGTGCCTCTACTATGAATATAGTATTCCCTTATATTAAACCTTATCAAGCTATATCTAAAGTTCTTCAATCAGCTTTTGATGTAAATGGAGCTCCATTATTCCTATTTGAAACTCTAAATGGACCTGGATATCCTGTAATTAAATCTATTAAATCTATGATGTCTGAAGAAGCTAAATTTACTATAGGGGAGTCAGCATTATTTAATACAGGTTTAGCTGGTTCTACTGTAAGAGGAATGACTGATGATCGTCATCATATAGATTCTATAAAACAAGAGGCAGCTTACAACACATTATCACTATTGTCTAGAGGATCATATGCATCTAATGTTACTCATCATGATATTTCATTAAAGACAGTAAATAATACAGTATTTAATTATAAGAACAATGCCGAGTCTGTTAACCCAGAAATGATATCAGATAATTTTAAACTAAATGAATATTCTTTATCTGGATTATCAAACGCTAAACATCATGTATTAAATCATAATTCTAAAGCGTTTGATAATTCATTAGCTAATTTTACTAGTATAGAGCCTAGATCTCTTCTAATTAGAAAATCATATACTAATAGAATGTTCCTTTCTACATTAAATATAGAAGTTGATCCTATTAAGGAAATTGAGTGTGGGAATTGTATTAATGTTATGATACAACAAAACATCCCCACTTTAGATAAAGTATCTGCAGATAAAATATCAAGTGGTAAATATATGATCTCAGCAATCGCTCATATATTTACTAATACATCAGAGGGTGAAACATATAAAATGGCTATTGAATTGGTTAGAGATGGTATAGGTATAAATCATCAAAAGGTGAAAAAATAATGCAAGTTGAATTGGGTGTAGTAGAAGATAGACATGACCCTGAAGAATTAGGTAGAGTTCGTGTTCGTATACTAGGAAAACATTCTCCAGATCTACAAGAAATACCAATTGAATCATTACCTTGGGCTACAGTAATGCTTCCGACAACATCACCTTCTGTATCTGGTTTAGGACATACACAGTTCTTAGTAGAGGGTGCATGGGTTGTATTAGCATTTAATGATGACTTTATGCAAGATCCTATTGTACTCGGTACTATTGGATCTAATCCATCAGAGAAACCAAGTACTAATAAAGGATTTTCTGATCCTAATGGTATATATCCTGAGTTAGTAGGTGAACCTGATTATAATAGACTAGGTCGTGGTCTTGAAGCTGAGTCACACATTGCATTAATGCAACGGCGAGGTATTAAAGTAAAGGATATACCTAAAGCTACTAAACCTGATGTAAAGACTGTAGAATCACTACCACCAGATCCACCAGAGAAATGGGATGAACCTTCTCCTAAGTCTGACACTTATTCACAATATCCATATAATCATGTATATGAATCAGAGTGTGGTCATGTTATAGAAGTTGATGATTCACCTGCAGGTGAACGATTAATGACTCAACATAAATCAGGTACATTTGAAGAAATCCATCCTACTGGGGATAGAATGGTTAAAATTGTCCGTGATGATTATGAGATAGTATTAGGTAAGAAAAAAGTATATATCATGGGAGCTTGTGATATTACTATAGATGGATCTGTCCGACAACTTATTAAAGGTGATTATGTACTAGAAGTTGAAGGTGATATGACCACTAAAGTGCATCAGAATAGATATACCAAAATAGGAGCTAGAGGTGATGATGATGGTGGTGGTAATGATGCCTTTGAAATTATAGGTAATCGTACTGGTAATATATCTAAATCGGAAATACTACGAATAGGAGAAGATTCTACTATTACAACATTCAAGAATCATAAGCATACTATTAATGGTGATTGGGATCAAACTATAATGGGTAATACACAAATTACTACTACAAAAGAATGTAATTTAACTACTCATGGTAATTTCGGTACATTCTCTGCTTTAAACTCCTCTATGAAAGTAGGAGGTAAGTTAGAATTTGGTGTTGCAGGATTATGTACATATAAGGTAGGTGAGACATTGGCTATTGATTCTGTCGGTTTACTTACTGTTGTATCGGTAGATAATGTAGAAGTAACCGGTGCTGAGATACACCTTAACAAGGAATAGGAATATATAAATGATTTGTGGAATAGATGTCGATGCGTTAATAGGTGGACTTCAAGATAAATTAAATGAGGCTAAAGACGCCGCATTAGGTATGGTTAATCAACTTGCAGCGGATGCTAAAGCAGAAGCTGATAAGTTAAAAGAGTCTATGGAATCAGAGATTCGGGGTTGGATGCCAGAACTCCCTGAGATGCCAGAACTCCCTAAGCTACCAATGTCAGTTGAACTTATGGCACTTGCCTCTAAGATGGCAGGATATGCAGGTGACTTAGCTAATAATCAACTTCCTCAAGATGCTAAGGATGCTATAGCGAAAGAAATGGCGAAAGCTAAGAAGGCCTTTAAAGACTCGTGGGGAGAAGGATTAGAGAAACAAGGTATTGATTTAGATAAGTTACTTGATGCATTAGATGGTAAAGGTGATTTAGATCCATGTGCTCTTATACCTAATCTACAGAAA